CTACATTTTACTCCCATTTCTTTCGCCATTAATCTTATCCATCTCCGTAGCGACATCACTTACATATGGATTATGCTTTAGCACACTCTCAAGGCTAATGCCTCCAATCTCTCGCAACGTCTTCAGATTATCAATTATGTCGCTCTCACTTGTTGGCATACCATAGCTAAATGTAATAGTAATGCTATCCCATTGCTCATCAGTGAATTTCTTCCCTTGCAATTCAAGCAGCATTTTAAACTTGCCTAATCGTTCATTCAAGCCTTCTCGAATGAATCGCTCCGTTTGATTGGCTTTCATATTCGCTGTACTAAATAGAAGCTTCAGACTGATCTCACTTAAGTTACTCACGTCAACCTTGCCCATACTCACGGACGGTGTGCCAGACACATCCATGAGACTCATCATTAGATGGCTGTATATGGTTCTAAATGCATCGTGAGAGAATTCATTGTTTTCAAACTTGAAATCCGCATCAGAATCCAGATTCAGACCACCGCCGACAATCTCACTAGGTAGAGCGTCCTCACTGGTCAAGCGTTGTCCTTTGACAACGGGGATGCCTACAATATGTTTATAGAAACCGTCTGTACTCTTGCTTATCAAATCTTCCAAATTGTCAATGATGCCTACGTAATCATCCAAGTCACTTCTTCCAAATACATTGTCAATTGGATTATCATTTTTGTATATCACTGGCAAGCCAGAAGTATTGTTATATGTACCTCTCAATCGAACATATCCACCGTTATTATAATACTTGTCAACCCTGTCAGGATAATAGACATTCCAGTAAGTTACATTATTAATACAATAGGACTCCACAAATGCTATGTATTCCCCTTCATCATCAACCACAGGAAACGAATCAGCAGGGTCAATAAGCTTGCTCCGTATTTTGCCATCCTTAATATATGTATATTCATATGCGTTGCCGTAAGCATAGACATTCTTTACAACGTCATAATCCAAATTCGCATATCCGTTCTTGTAAACCTTTTGAATAGCTGCTACTACATCGGGATCACCTGAATATGTAATCTGATTGCCTACGAGATAGGAGGTTGCATATTCGATCAATCTACTTCCATAGTTCAGTACTATCCTTCTCGGATCAAATGGCTTTCCATTGAACATCTCAGGAGCTCTATTGTTTATCTTATGTTGTCCTGTTAAATATTCCTTTTTGTTTATGATATCGTATACCCTAATCTGATGCCGTGCATCGTCTATATAATCTACAAACCAGTGTTCACTGTATCCATTATCTTTAATAAATTCTTCTATACTCACATTTTTCACTCCTTAAAATTGTACGAAATTACCTATAATAGATTTATATTTATCAAAACAAAAAGAAGCAGCAATTTAGCTACTTCCTAGTGACATAATATGCTATAATATTCCAAGCAATAGAATAGGCTTTAAAGGGCGGTCGGCTAATCTCCCAGAAGGGAGGTGATGCCATGGAGGTTTATCAAGCAATTTCATTAATGTTCATGTTTGGCATGTTCATTATTGCGCTGTTAAACTACCTCAAAAAGAAATAGACCGCCCTCAGGAAAGGTTTCGGTCTAATTTCTAAATCATCCTGTCATGCCTATCGCCCTTAAAAGCGACTATTGCCATGGAGTCGTGTGTCCAGCACGGCTCCTTACTAATTTCATTCTAACATTGAGTTGTTTAAGTATCAACTTGTTGATACTTTTTATTTCATAAGTGATACATTTTATTCACTTACTCAAACATACCATTTCCCCGATTTACGCGCTTGACTAGCAAGCCCCAAACTAATCACTAAATTATCGTGGTTGCTACGACCAGCCTTGTTACCCATTTTCCCGTTTTTATCTTCAATAAACATCTGCATCTGTTGAAGTGTTTCCTTATCATTCACCAGGATCAGAAACTTTTCAAAGTACTCCTTCAGGTCAGAAATCATGATGCTCTTAGTAACTTCTGTTGTGAGGAATCCCAATTCCAGTTTCTTGTTCCCTTTTTTATCAAAAGTCCTATGTTTATATAAGTTCATGTACCTGTAGTTCTCGCAACCTCTGAATCACAGGAAGACCTAGCTATTGCGCTCAATGGCTAAATAAGCATATCCATAATATCTTCCAACCTCATTAAGAAACTCGGCAAACTCATATACACTGATCTTATTGTTATGGAAGCTTGCAACCTCAACGCCATCCTTATCCATTAGCGTCAAGCTGGAGGAATCTCCACCGCTTCCGCTGGCAACATCAGAACCCCCATAATATCTAACTCCGTGTTTTGGCAAGTGGTAGACACTCAAACCCTTGCCAACCCATTTATGGAGCGTTTCAGGCAGTTCTTTTTTTAAAATTTCGCTGTCAATCGGTTCAGGTGTGTTATTTAGTCGCTCAAGTATCTTACCTTGATCAAATACATTCCGTCCACTCGTCTTAAAAGCTTCTGTGTGGGTGGAAGGGAACTCTGTTTGGAAATCCTCCGTACTCATGCTACTAAGTTTCCATTGTCTCCAGCACAGCATTGGAAGTGTAGCCCCTGCCTTGTAAAGCCGTTTTTCCTCTGATGTATATAAATCCTTAGTGGACATTTTGCGTCCCTTGTTAATGGATTTATACCATTCAACCGCCTGTTCTATTTCAGATTTAAAATTTTGCTTATGCGCATCAGAAATCCAAGAATAGAAATACGCCTTGTAATTGGTCAGCTTCTTAAATGATTTATCAAACAACTCATAGTAATAATTTCCCGTGCCGTTAGCTGTTGACTCAATCACAATTTTACTATCGGGATTTTTTGCTAATGCCTGAGTCAAGGAAGTTAATAGTTTACTCTGATCAACCTCATAAAATGCAAGCTCAGACAACAATATGTATTGATACGTACCACCTCGGCCAATGTTTTGTTGTGGAGGGGAAACCTGTATTCTTGAACCGTTGGATAGGAGCAACTCATCTTTATTATCACGAACAGTTTCAGGAAAATCATATTTGTCTCTCGGCAGATTTTCAGCCATTAGCTTAAGACGCTCGAACAAGTAGGAAACCTGTTTCCTGTCTAATGAGACAATCATATATGAAGAATTGGGACGCTTAATTGCATTCCATAGGCATATAGCCAGTGAAACGGTACTAAATCCTATCTCCGTGACTTCAAGATAATATTGAATTTTTCCATTGTGTTTACAAAGTCGCTTTGTTCCTTGTTCAACACAAAAGGAATCAGTTCCCCATGATTATCCACAATTTTCACAAACTCGGCGCAGAATAGTACAAAGTCATCCATGATTTGATTGTATCGCTCAAGCTTCGTATCTTTTGCCGATCTTACTGTTTTACGTTTGCCTTTAACCTCGTTCTGTTTTATTTTTAAAGCCATTCATTCATTTCCTTTCTATATGAAGCAAAGAAAAAAAGGACTTGCAATAAGCCCTCATTCTTCCCCTTTGAAATACCGCTGAGCATCCTTGTAATGCTCTCCAATCTCCTTTTGAAGCTTGAGCATAATTTCTATATCCTTAGCGTTTGGCTCGTTCAAGGCACGTTCCTTCACTTTATTGTAAAGTTCCTCTAAATCTCGTCCCTGATTGCTCTGCAACACGAGAGAAGAGATATGTCTAAACTCATCAGTACGTTCCCATTCTTGATAGGGCAGGAGGCTTTTCACATGCATACGTTCAATTAGTTCCTGTTCGTCTGCTGGAACCTCGTCTTTTGCTCTCCAAAGATCGAACCGCCATTTTACATATAGCTTCCTACGAGATGTGAGGGAGCGTAGCACATCCCAGATTGTTATGTTGTCCATTATTTCGAAACTCCCTTTTTACGTTTGAATCTATCAATCTCATTCCATTTGATGCGCTCATGATCGCTAAAATATTGTGGCAACGTCTCATTGTCCATTGTGCATTCATATTTCATTTTTCCATCTGAAAGATTGACAAAAACAAGTTCGTTTAATTTCTCATCGTGTCTAAACACTGTCCAAGCTTCTTCATGAGCTGCATGGATAGCATCATCTATTAGCTGTTCCCATTGAAATTTAGTTTGTGGCTTGTCTTCTTCTATGTATTTCTGAAAGCATTCTTTCAACGATTTCACACAAAAGTTAAATGCAATTGTTTTTGCTTGCTCAATTTGTTCTGGTTTCATATATATTATCTTCCCCTTCTTGATCTTCTATGTATATTTCTTCATTCTCAAAATCCACTTCTAAAATATCCACCTTGACACTAGATTTCCCATTCTTCCGTTTATCCCACTTTTTAATATTACTTTCTATTATCCTTCTGATATCAGGATGACTCTGAAAACCCTTTAATCCAGAAAAATTGTCCAATATGTTATGTTCAAAGCGGTATGTGGTTTTTTCTTTTCCTCTAATCTTCCTCTTCCCATTTTTGCGATATGATGAGCACATCAAATGCAAACGATTGAGTTTATAGAGCATTTTATGTACCTTGTCATTCGACAAGCAAAGTATTTCAGCCATTCTGTTAATGGACATCCAGCATTTATGTTCTGTATTATTAGACCATTTGCGGATCAGGCAATATAAAGCCATCTCATCACCACGTAGCCCATTGTCTAGGTAATGCTGCATCATTTTGAGATCAACCGATATGTAAAAATCATCGTCAGAAACTGGACTATCATATTCCTTCTCGTTCTTCGTCGCTCTCTCTGTAATCGGACAATCAATTGCTGTTACAATCAAGAGTTCGTTGTCCTGATAGCGATCCCATCTTGTAACATTGCATTCAATAATTTTATGTCTGATGAGAGACTTGAATAGTTGATATGTCTCTGGCATGGTAAAGCCTGTTTCCTTTTTCAATGATTTCATTGACGTGCAGAATGTTGGAGCATCCTGATTATGTATGTAATAGCGATACAGTGTAAGGTAAAGAAGGAATCCATCACAACCAATTTTGGATATGATACCCTTTTTGTCAAACCAGTTTGATTTAATCTTGATATGATTTAATGCAAAATCCATAATATTTTACTCCCATATATACATCCTCTTTCTCTCTATTTCTATTGTGTTTAAAGAAAAATCAATTCAAAGAAAAGAAACAAATAAATTCTTGAAAATCGGCTACACAAACGAAGCGTAGCGAAGTAGTGTAGGAAATATTAGTATATTAAACTCAACTTATTATACTTATTAATAATCTATCCGTTTTCGGGTCAATTTGTCATATTCCCAAAAATAAAGCTATACCCCTTTTGGTCATTTTGTCATGGCAACTTTTTAAGATCAATCCCAAAAAATCCTTATATATCAACGTTTTTTGGGACAAAAATCATATGTACTGTATATATCCGTTTTCGGGGCATTTTGTCACCGTTTTGAATCTTAGTGTGTGCACCCTTTAGGCATTTTGTCATGTTTTTTTTGCTATGTATCTACTCTTTTGGTCATTTTGTCATGCTGAGTCTGAGAAGCCTTGTGTAGCAAGGGATTTAAGAATCTATTTTGTCATGATTTTGGAATCAAATCTTCCAACGACTCAGGGAATACCTTTCTGCATCCTTCTTGGTATCATATGGGACAACTATATTTGAAAGTTCGTTTGTCGAAGCGTATTTCCAATACTTCTCGCCTGTGTACTCGTTAATCCCCTCTTCTATAAACGATATCCCACTTTTTTCTATTTGCTCAACCAGTTCGGGATCTGATATGTATTTATAGCGCTTCTTTTGTCTTCTTGGGCTTGTATCGGTCATTTCGCCGCCTCCTATTCAAACAAATATTCCGTACCCGATACTTTTACCTTGCCTGTCGCTTTTATCTCAATATCGCCATTATTACGCAATCTAACAAAGCTGCCGTTATCATGGCCTATCACAATGTCTCCAGTTTCGGTACTTAGCTCAATTCCTTCATCTTGAAACAATAGCCGTCTCTCTTGCGTAGTTGCTGTTGTAATAAATAAATTGCCACATTCCTTCTGGCTTGCTGACATTAGCAGTCCCTGATTTGCTACTTCCGTCTGGATTAAGAATCATCCCATCTCCTTGACCATGCTTTAGGTGGGGAAAGGAGTCTGCCAGTTTATTAATCTGTTTGCGGTCAGTGATTGGAGCAAACTTCTCAATTAACCCCTTATTAGTAAAGGCAACGTAATTCATTGTTCCACCACATCCAGAATCAGTAGCTTCGGAATATGCGTTGAGGAAGGTTTCAAAGATGCTTTTTTTGCTAGCATCCGTATCATTAAGCGCCTTATTTAGTATTGGCTGTGCAAGGTGCATTCCCTTGCCTATGGCAAATACATATACCTCATTTGAGTCAGCAGAATATACGTAGGGCTTAAAACTATTCTCGTTGTCAAAGTATATCACCCTCCACAATCCATTTTCTTGCACTGGAATTACAAATTGGAGTGTATGTTTATAGTCTTTTATAGCAGGGTTCAACTTAGTATGTTTTGTATAAGTTTTTTCTAATATTTCCAAGATCGAATGGGTATGTATATACTCTTCTTTCAATTGCAAGACCTGTTCAGCAACGTCCTTGCTCATTTCTGCTTCTCCAGAGCAATAAAAATATAGCCCCTTTCCATTGCTATAAAGCTTTGTCATATCATCTGATATTTGATACTGGACACCTTCAATCACGCTGCAGACCCTCGTATCTGCTGCTATTGCCAGTTCCTGATTGTTATTATAAAATGCTGCACAAAATAAGCTCATAATATTTCCCCTCTCCCTGATCCTATCTATTATTATGTGTCATAATATAATTGCAGTAAGCCGCAAATTTCTCGCCTGGAAGCTTCTTCTTACCTGACTCGTGTTGACAAATGTAGCTAGGACTGACACTAAGATGCTGTGCTATGTCGATAATCTTTATCCTCCTAGATAGGCGCTCAAGTCTAAACTTTTGAATATCATCCACTTTGATACCTCCGATAGTTTGGTTAAAATTTGAACTTTGATTTAAAAAGGAAGGGGACGAATCCCCACCCTCTGTTATGTATTAGGCAATGCTCAATTGTGCAATCTTTTTAGGTGATGCTACATATAGAGTAGCCTCCGCAACTACAAAACCTTCAACCGCATCGCCTTGTTTACCAAGCGCCTCAAACTGAGGTTGACGGAGGTATTCAATTTTTAGATCGTTAATGTCGAAGATTGTCATCTTCTCGGCATCAGCGAACGGAGACAGAAGCACATCAATGTTACCGAAACTGGTCTGAATACGGTTCACCACAATGCCGAATGTGTTAGTCTGCGCCACGTAATGGTATGCATCCTTGTACAGATTATCCAGTTGAGTTTTAATGTCAGCATTGACAAGAGCAATGTAAGAGCCAGAGCCGTTGTTATCCCATAGCTTTTTAATTGTGGCTACAATGTCAGCTTCAGATACTTTACTAGGCGTAGCAGCCGTTACAATGTTATTTGAATCTACCCAATTTTCCAATCCTTGCATACGGCGAATGAATGGAGTAGTGGAACCATCATTTTTGGTACCAGATACCAACTTCTTCTCAAGGTTGATTTTGAGTTCTAGGAGGCGGTCATTCGTTTCTTGCGCAAATTGGTTGCTGATACCATTGCCAGACATAGCTTGTGCTGTACCTGACACACTCACACCTTTTTGGAAGATCTCAGCCACGTTGGTAAGCTGAGCGCGTCCAGTCTGGTAGAATTGAATGTCCTTGTTGCCTTCAACGGCTCCGATATCGTCCGTATCGTCTAATGTGACCTCTCGCCACGTATGTACGGGAGCATTGATTTTCCCAACCTTACCCATCGCCATTAGAATAGAAGCGAGTGGAGTCTGCTGGACACCTAATTTTGTAATTTCCTTGTCTAATGAGATAGTTTCGGTTGCTAAGTAGCTATTTGATTTGAACATGTTATGTATTCATCCTTTTCTAAATTTTTATATGTATTGTGATTATCCAAACAGCTTAGATAGCTTGGATTGCAACATTCCCACGGTGTCACCTTTAGCGGCTGATTGATCATAAGCCGTTGTAGGACGCTTGTTATCTGGCTCATATAAGTTGTTCAGCTTCCGCTGTTCCAGGAGGCTGTTAAGTTTCTCGATTTTCTTTTGCGCTTCAGTCTCATCATCGTTAAAATTCACCAGATCAATAAAATCATCTAAGTTACTTTCTTTCAATTTGCTAACAAGCTTTTGATGATTTAGTTCGGCCTTAAGGCGTGCAATTTCCTTCTGCTCGTCTGTTTCCTGTTTAGGCTTGTATTGAAGCAATTCATCACGCTCAGCGGTCAGAGGAGACAATACACTTGTTTCCCATTCGCTTTTAGCATCAGCAATGAGTTCTTCTACATGCGCTTGCTGCTCAGGTGTTAATTCCATTTTCCGTTTCATCCTTTCTTTGGTTAAAAAATTTACTCCCCTGCAAAAAGGAAGCATACCTAGAGATAGGCATGCCACCCCAAAAGAGGGGAGAAATATCAGTATTATGAGTAAAACATAATTATTGACCAAGGCAAGACCCAACGCGAGGCTAATAAATTAGCTCAAGTCAATCACCCTTCACAATAATTTGTGAGGATAGTTCCCCACACTATATATAGAGACAAAATTTCAATTTCCTACATGATTTTCAAAATATTTAGAAATTTGTTTAGAAATACTACCTTTTAGGCTACGCATCATTTTTTCTGTCTCCATGTCCAGCATCTGAGAAATTTCCTTTTTTTCCATCTTTATCACGCCTCAATATTTTACCGTGATAGTTATCCAAAAAAGCGTACAATATTTGCTGTTGATGTTCATTCTTCAGCTTGATCTGGTCGACATGAAGCCTGAATTCCTTTAAAATTGTGTAGATTGGGCTACCTACCTGATCTTGATACGTAGACCATAGGTCATGATAGCTGATAATTAGCCCATAGATGCTATTGGGGCTGGTATAATCAAGATTGAAAAGAATCTTATTTATGATGATATGCATATATTCAGGCTCGACTTGTCTCTTTTTAATACTGAAGCAAACGTCCACTGCTTCAACTTCCGTCTTCAATGAGTGCTGAAGGTTTTTTGCAATTTTACACAGATTCCATCTTTCCATTTTCGAGTCAGTGTTCTTGCTACGTTTTTTTAAAGTGGAAATGAGTTCAAATAATTGCATCTGTGATTCCGTCATATCAGCAAGCGGTGTCTTAATCTCGTTGATTGATTTCCATGATGGATGATTTGGATTTTTGTTTTGCCTGTTGGTAATCTGGATAATACTCTTCCTGTCGTGGTTAATTTCATCTCTTGCATTAAATACACTGTCTACCCATGCATCATAGCGTTGATCATTGTCTGCAGTTTTCAACATATCCGAGAAATTATGATGTTTCTTGTAGAATCGGTCAGACTCTTCTCGTTCGGTCTTACTATGTAGTAGGAAGTTTGATAGCAAACTTATGATATCGCTATATTCTATGTCCTCTTTAAAAGAGGATTTATACAATATGTAATTCTTTAAGTAATGCTCGTTATATGTATCAAAAAAATCTCGCACTATGTATGAATCAAATTCGGTTTCTGCATTTTCCATCTTATATGTATTTAAACTTTCAAAACTAATAATGTCATTGTGTAATAGGTCATTAATAATATTCAGTCTTTCATTCGTGTCTGCGTCTCTATGCTCGTTTAAAAACGCTTGTAAAACCCTGTACACGTAACTTAAAGTTGGAATATTATATTTGTCGGTAATGCTATTTATTGGTAGTCACCTGATCTCCCCTTTGAATGAAAGGGGCATCCGCCCCTCTAGAATTCTCATAGATTCTTTCTACTTCATTTTTTGGCATAATCTGTATAAATAACAACTCTATCACCAGGTTCTACATCTGTTTGAAAAATTGATTTAGTAATTACATAGTGAGGAAACAATCCATCTTCCTTTTCAATATCTGAGTACTCCGTTAAATAAATTTCATCAGTTGCAAGCCACAACATTAAAGTTTGATATGGAACTTCAAAAATATCCTGTGCGTGATTTGAACTATCAGGGAACCATAAATCAACTGCCACCATTTTTTCCTGCATTCTATTCTCCTCTTTCCCAAATAAAAATTATAAACATCTTTACATATGTAAATCTTTTGATATATAATCCTATTAGGACTTATCTATAAACCAATATTAAACAGTATGGATACAATCAATAAGCATCACCTCCTTAAATAAATAGAGTGTAAGGTTTTTAAACAAAAACAACCTATCATATGATTCTATTAAACTTGACTTAAATAGTCAGGTATATTTTAGTTTCGTATATTTAAATAAAATATAGCAGTTTCTTTTTTTGAAAGTCAAATTTATTTTTATATAGATGAAACCTTCAATGCTTTTATTCTTCTCCTCAACCTCGTCAACTCGTCTCGGATCGCCATTCGTCTAGCAAAGCTAATATCCCTCTTACTTCCTTCGTTCGCCAATCGTTGCATCTTGCTTTTTATACTCCCTAAAGTATCGTCAACCTCCTGATAGTACGTTGTAATACTGTTAGCTAGCATATGCACTATTCCTCCTTAATCCAAAAACTCATAATCATCTTGATTCTGGATTGCAGATTCCCACGTTTCGAGTTGCTCCCACGTTCCGTTACTGTGTTTAAAAATCCCCTCTTGCACTAAAAATGATGCATCATACTCCTGAAACTCTCTGGACAGCGGATATACGTCCTTTAATTCCCGAAGCGTTGCAACTCTATGATTACCTAAGTCACCATTGCTGATAGCCATATCTACATCAGTTGTTAAATCCCACTCAATGCGGCCACCCTCATCTGTCATTTCAAAATACCAAGCGCGTTGTACCTCGGTTTTGGTTTCGATTGCGTCCATTAATTTGTTTGCCATTTCCAATTCCTCCTAAGGTTTATTTTGTAATTTTACATTCTTGGTTATTATATTACTAAATCACCAATTCAATTTCAAGTGTAATTATTTGAAATTTCATGTCCACTATGATAAAGTTGTAATGTAATTAAGTTAATAGGAGGTTAGTATGAGTAATTACATTGGGAATGTTATTAAGAGTGAGCGCGAGAAATTAAAATTAACAACATTTGAACTTGCTGAAAAGATTGGAATAAGTCAGTCTTATCTATCACAAATAGAAAATGGAAAACGTAAAGCCAGTGAAAAGATTTTGGCTTCTTTGAAGGATGTTTTTGAATTTGATTTTAAAGAAGAAATTCAAAATCACGATAGAGAAGAAAGTAAAGAACAGCGAAAAATAATTACTGGCGTAGCAATGACAACATCAATAGGAGTTACAGAAATCGAAATTAATATTAGAACTAAAATATCTGATAAAATTAACGAAATAGATACAGATGAAGAAATAAAAAAGATAAGAGCGCGATACGCATTTGAAACTTCAATCATCGTTCAAACAATCACTGAGTTTCTAGAGAATCAAGAAAAACAATTAAAAGATGAAATAATACACAACCTAAATGCAGAAATAGAAAAAATTAGAAATGACTACATTAAATAG